GTACTCTACAATTCTGGTTAAGACTTCGCCACCAGTTAGCCAAATAATTTACAGGAAAATTTAACACACATAACATGAAAATGTATATAGGAATAACACTAACACAAAACATAAAGTGCGAAACTCGGAATGTGCAACCAAGTCCACAAGTGAAGCTAGCACCGGCTTTTCTCTCCTAACTAGTCCCTAGGCCGGTACTTATTTACCCAATCTGCTACAAACCAATCATAAGGTTTGTCCAACACATCGGGTGGAATCTCAGGGTGCTTCGCGATAACTCGTCTCAGTTTCTCACGCACACGTTCGTACTCATCACGACCGTATACAAAACTCTCTCGAAGAGCATCACCTAAAGACTCCGTTAGACACATTGTCTCCGTTTCCTTCTTGGGCACCAACATGTACAATGGTTTCAAGATCGATGCCTTATCCAGAGCTCCCACTACTTGTTCAATATCCTGATTCATCACAGACCTCCGCTTCAGGAAATCAACATCCTTGTCTAGCAGATACTCTGGTGCTTCTCCTCCTCCATCTTCTTTTGATGGAAGAGTAATCTTTAGGTTATGTTCACCAAGAAACAGCTTATACGTCCTAAAATTGAAATTTCTACAAACTCCTGACACTGCGGCGTTAAAATCATCTCCATAAAACGCAGCAGCTACTCGCTTGCGAAACAACTTGGCCTCCAACTCTGATGGATAATGCCTCCCAAAACCCATTCTCATAAGCAAAGCATTTGCTATGCTATTAATTAGAGTTGTCATGTTATTCCCTGACGTATTCATCGTTGTAAACACAACCAATGTCCCATTGTAATCAACCGTCGGGTGTACCACATCCGTCACAATGAAACGCATAATTCGCAACGCCCACATTGGATAACCCCCTTTCTCACACACATCTATGAGGGTTTTCCAAGAGGTAATTGTGATCTGCGCCATCATCGCACGAATATCATATTTGTTGTGGTCTCCCGGCAACCTCAGCTGCTCACACATCCGTTCCATCGCTTCATACATTTCTTGCCACTCAGGTCCTACGCTATTCAGGCCAACTAAACACTCAAATATCTGGCGATGACGTGCCATTAGCTCACACAAAGGAAGAAAATACTTCCGAATACAAATACTCATGGCAACTTCATTCACGTAGAAAACTCTGACTTTGTCTTTGTTGACAATTTCAGCCTTTAGACACGCAGTGGCAACATTGTATGCCCGTTTCCCTTCTTTCCATCGGGACTCCAGCCACTCGACTCGCTCCAATATCCGATCATCCGCCACACGATCCACCAAGACACCCTTTTCCACGACGTCTGTGAAATATTTACTCTTCTTGCCTGGTAAGTTCTGCCCACAACCTGTAGCCATGTCCAATCCTTTCATGTAATCACATCCTCGAACACCCATGATCGACTCTTGTAAGGTTAGCGGTCTAAACCACTCATACCCTGTACCAGCCGCTTTTGAAGTAACAACTTCTTCCATTATTGGCTCAATCGCTGACATGTAGTCAAGATAGGCTAACTCCAGTTCACTCTCCTTGAAATTACGAGGAGGGTTCTTGAAGTGTAGCAAAGTGTCATTGAAATTACGCCAATTCTGGGGGTGTATCGGAGCAGGACGCCAATCTACTGGTCCAAATTCCTGGGTCATGTCCTCATAAAGCATCGTCTTCTTACCAGCAGGTTTCTGTGTAGCGCGCACTGGAGTAGACCCCATCACAATACCGGGGAAAGTCTCATCAACCACACACGATGAATGGGGCTCTCCATCCACAAAGTAAAAAGCACTTTTAGGATGGACAGGGCCACTCACGAGTGGTGTATTGTACACGCTTTCAGGCAACTCTGCTGGCTCAGCAAACGGCAACTTGCACGGCGATTTCTCAAACAAAACCTTCTCAGCCTGTGCTAACTGCGACTGCACTACGCACTGACAAGCGCCAGTACCAGTGCCATTACCCGCAATATGCACTCCCACAATTGCTGGTGTTTTGGTGTCACATATCAGCGGCGACATGCAGAAGCCTCTTACCGCCATCTTCGTCGTGTAATGGCCTCCATCTATGCCATCAGTTGCCCAGTCTAACATCACGCGGCGAAACTCCACAGTTAGAGTTTCTTCCACCAGTTCCTTGTGATTCCGGGCAACTATACGCGCCACACCTCTCCCCTTGGGAATGGTTTGTGGGAATAGCCGCGAAATGTCCTTCATATCAGGACACTGCGGCACATACACCATAACCATGTCCAAGTTGGGAAATTTATAGCACTTAGCAAGCTCGACATTATGAACGACAAACTTGCCACCTGGCGAAGAATTCCGCATCACACAAATATCCAGAACTGAAGCCCCATCTTCACGCTTCAGACTTCGGAAGAAAATGTGTTCTGGGACAAGCAACAATCCCTTCTTGAGGAACAAACCGTTGGAGTAATTAACCCCATCAGACCCCTGAGCATTAATCGACAAAAAGACAAGATTCTTAAGAACAACGGTCTTTGTCTGATCCAACGTTGCATTACTGCGTGTCTTATCAGCCTTAAACCTTAGTCCTAGAAACTCCTTCCATCCTTGCCAGCCATCAACCTCAGGAGTAGGATCCGAAACCACTGGAGGTGGCTTCGCTGGCTCTGTTGATGGCGCCAAAGCGCCACTCTGTGGCGCAAGACCTTCCTTCCGATCACGATTCCACATACGCAAGCCAGCTATTACAGAGGCCAGAGCACCAACCAAGAACGCTCCGACTGGATAGCGGTTTCCCACTTTCTCCTTTATCGTTGCTACTTGGTCGTCACAATAAGCCTTTAGCACATCGCCTCTTGCCATATACTCTGCTCTCACATAGTGGGCTTGGTCTGTCTGGTAGGAATGCCAAATGACACGATCCAACAATATTAGAGCTCCACACAACACAGGCCAATGATCAAATCCATACTGATACACCATACCCGCAGCAAACAACCGCGCGGCCCACAGTGGCTTCCAAGAATACTGGTAAATAACCAGATTCATCCATTTATCCTCCAACGCTTGGGCTACTGGCGCCAGGAAAGGCTGTTGGTGTGGTGGTATACTCCTGTCCAAATAATCACTAGGGATGCACCGAAGCGCCATACTCATAAAAGAGCGACCCACTTCAGTCTTCACCATTTTCTGCAACTGGTAAGTCTTTAACGCTTGAATCGGTTGGGCCCCAAACCAAAACTTGGCAGTATAGATCGGATAAACATACGATAGGAAGGCTTCTTTCATGCCATTCCACAACGTCCTCTTCATCAAATCAAACACAAGATCAGAATGAGGCTCTAAACCACGACCATCGAAAACTTCCTCCTGAGGGGCTGGCACAAGCCACCCTAGTTGCAGAGGCTGAGATGTCATGTGCGACCATAAAGAACACGGGCGCCGGATCGACGACAAGCAAGGCTTACAAACTTCCACCTCACTTTCGTCTT